AGCAACTTTCTTCGGTCGCGGCGGTCTAAAAGCCGGACTCCTGAAGAAAGTCATTCCATTTAAGACCGACCAGGACCGGAACCGTTTTGAACACGATTTCAAGGAAAAGTACCGCGAAGGCCGCGACTCTTTCCACAAAAACCTGCTTGTTGAGGGCGATTGGGACTACAAGCCCATCGGATCTGACCCGACAGAGGCCCAATTGGTCGAGGCCCGCGCCGCGATGGTGCCGGAAATTGCCCGTTTTTATGGGCTGACGCCTCACCTCGCCGGCGACCTGAGCCGCGCACACTTCAACAACGTCGAGCATTTGTGGATTGAGTTCCTGAACATCACGGAAATGCCGTGGATGACCCAATGGGAGCAGGAAATCCACCGTGTGATTTTTACCCAGGCGCAGCGTGACAAGGGAATGTACGCCAAGCACAACACGGCGGCGTTTATGCGCGGCGATTTTGAGGCCCGGATGCGGTCTTACGCCACTCAGCTACAGAACGGCATCATCTCAATCAACGAGGCTCGCGCATTTGAGGATCTCGACCCAGTAGACGGCGGCGATTCGCACCACATTCAGCTAAATATGCAGACGGTTCCCGGTTCCGGTGAGCCGACGGCAAGTGAAAAGGCCGCGATGGCCAAAACACAGGGGGCCACGTAATGAAGCCATTTTCGGCCAATGAAAAGCAGTTTTTGACGTGCGAGATCAAAGCCGTCGAGGATTCCGGCGAGTTTCGCGGAATCGCCAGCGTTTATGGTGTCGAAGATTCCTATGGCGATGTGATCGACAAGGGCGCATTCACGAAAACCATCTCCGAAAACCCAATGATCCCGATTCTTTGGCAGCACGACTCGCGCGAAGTGATCGGTATGGGCGAGGTCAAGGAATGGCAGGGGAAAGTTCTCGTCTCCGGCCGTCTCGACATGGAAGACCCGACCGCTCAGAAGGCTTATCGTAAGCTAAAAAACGGCCTCATGAAGGGGCTGTCTATCGGCTTCTACGCAATCAAGACCACATGGGAAACGGTCAATGAGCGGGCAATTCGGCATATCTCCGAACTGAAGCTTGTTGAAGTCTCCGTCGTCACGTTCCCTGCCCTCGAATCCGCCCAGGTCACCAGCGTAAAGAACGCCGACGAACTTGCCGAGCGCGTGAAAGCGCTTGAGGAAAAACTTACCGCACTGGCTGCAAAAGAGCCAGCCGCAGAAACGAAAGCCGCAGAGCCGGTTGCTGACCACTCGCGTGCTGTTTCGATGATCGAGGGCATTCGCTCTCTCATCCGCCAGTAACCAACCAGCCACGAAAGGGCAACTATGGACCTCGAAAAACAGCTTGAATCGCTGGGTGGTGACATCCAGACGCTCGTAAAGAAGATCGACAACGAGCAGAAGACCAACGGCGCGAACTCGGCCACCATTCAGGAACTGAAAAGCCAGTTCGAGACGGCGCTGCGGCGTCAGGACGAATTGGAGCAGAAGTATACCTCGCTCCAGTCCACGCAGGCCAAGGCAAACCGGACCATCCTGGACGAAGTCAAGGAAAACGACTCGGTTCAGCGCCTCATCCGCGACGGCGGGCGTGGCCGCGCGCACCTGAGCCTCAAGGGTGCCGCCGCTGCCGATCTCCTGGAATACAAAAGCACCATCAGCTCGTCCAGCATTGGCTTTCCGACTGCCGGCGTGATGCCCGCCGAAATGGGCAGCTACGTCCCGGAAGCGCGCAAGACCTTGCGTATGCGTGACGTGATCCCGTCGCGCGCCATCAGCGTCGGGCAGTATTCCTGGCCGAAGTACAGCGTCACCGGCACCAAGGCATCGCCGGTCGCGGAAGCGTCGCAGAAACCCATCAATACGTTCGACCCCACGACCGTAACGGAGCGCGTGAAGACCATCGCCACGTACTTTAAGACGGGCCGTCAGGTGTTGGAAGACTACAGCGAACTGGCTGGCATCCTCCGCTCGCTTGGCTCGTACAAGTACATGGCGGAAATGGACGCGCAGATTCTCAGCGGGTCCAACTCGGGCGAAAACTTGAACGGCCTCATCACCCAGGCGCAGGCGTTCGACTCGGCGCTGTTGTCGGCCTCGACCGGCTACACGTACTTCGACCAGCTGAACGCGGCCGCCCAGCAGATCGCCGAAGACGACGAAGGCGCGCCGACGTTCTTTGTCCTGCATCCGCGCGACTGGTTTAAGATGACCCGTCTGAAGGACGACAACAAACAGTACCTGCTCGACGGGCCTCAGGGCAACGTGACCGCGCAGGGTATCTGGGGCATGACGCCGGTTGTCACCACGCAGGTTTCGTCCGGTACGTTCTTGGTCGGCAACGGTACGCCGGTTGCTGCCGAGTTCCGCAACCGCATGGAACTTGAAGTGGCGATCTCGACCGAGGACGCCGACAACTTCACCTACAACCTCGTGACGATCCGCTTCGAGGGACGCGGCCTCCTCGCCGTGTACCGCCCCGACCAGTTCGTTACCGGCACCTTCCTCAACTCGCCCGCTCAGTCCTAACCCTTAACTCCCTCCGAACCTGGGGCGGCTCCTCCGCCCCAGCCTTTTTCCATGCAACTCATTGCACAAAAACCGCTGTACATGGGCAGGAATCGGAAGATCATGCCCGGAGAGACGTTTGACGTTAGCGATAGGGCGCTCGTCACGCAGTTCTTGGAGGCGGGCCAAGCCAGTATCTCAGCACCGGGCCAAATCGTTTCCAATATCGGCGTCAAGGGCCTCGTGTCCTGCATCATGCCGACGCGAAACCGGCGCGAGTTCGTGCCGCGCGCGATTGAATGCTTTCTGGCGCAGACCTACGCGCTGCGGGAGCTTGTCATCCTCGACAACGGCGAATCCGTCGCCGATCTGATACCGAAAGACGACCACATCCGGTATATCCGAATGGCGGCGAAGTCTGCCACCGGGCAATTGCGGAACCTGTGCTGCCAGGTGGCGCGTGGCGAGTTTATCGCCCATTGGGATGACGACGATTGGAGCCACCCGGAGCGTCTGGCCGAGCAGGTCGCGGCAATCGAAGGCTATCAGGCCACCGGCTACAACTCGATCTACTTCCACGCCCCAGGCACGAACGAAGTACACCGCTACGAAGGCGCGAAAGCCTACGCTTTGGGCACCTCGCTATTCTACCGGCGCGCGTGGTGGGACAAGACCCGCTTCCCTGCCCTACTGGTCGGCGAAGACAACGAATTTGTACGCCGTTCTGCTGGCGTCATGAAGTTTACGGACGGCTCCGCGCGCATCGTTGCACGTACCCACAAAACCAACACTTCTCCCCGCATCGCGCGTTCAAGCGAGTGGAAAAAAGCAACCCTCTCTGATCTCCCGAAAGGCTACACCGCGTGAGCGTCTGGTACTGTATTCCGTCGAAAAAGCCCGCCGCCGAGGCGCAAAAGTGCGTCGATTTGTGGCGCTCGATGGGCTATCAGGTGGCATTGTGGCGCGATATCGGCGATGACCCAGTAGACTGCGATTACATCCGCTACGGCGAGTATCCGGGCTACGCAAAGGCCGTCAACGCGCTGGCGTTGGATGTCCTGGCCCTCGATGCTGCGTGCAATTGGATCGTTACTGGCGGCGACGACACCGAACCAGACCCACGCAAGCACGCCGAGGTTATCGCGCGCGAATGTTCGCGTCACTTCGGGAAGTGCGACATCCTTGACCACGGGGACGCGGAAAATCTGTTCGGCACCTACGGCGTCATGCAGCCCACGGGTGACCGCTGGGGCGCAGAGCGCGGCGGGAGCGCATACATTGACCGAATCGCCGGCTCCCCATGGCTGGGGCGCGAGTGGTGTTTACGTGCGCACAAGGGAGCGGGCCCATTGCACCCTGATTTCTTCCACATGTTCGTAGATGAAGCCCTTTTGCACGCCGCCGCATCGCAGGGAGTCTTCTGGCAGCGCCGCGATCTGACCCACTATCATCGCCACTGGGCGCGCGAGAAAGGCCATGGCGGCGTGCCGTGGTACCTCAAGACGGCCAACGGACAGAGCCATTGGAACGAGGCGAAAGCGATCTTTGAGCGCATCAAGCGCGGCGGGTTCGCGGAGTGCTTGCCTGCATGAACATCCTTTGCACTTTTGGCGGTAGCGCCTATGACCGAAGCACCGCGAAGACCGTAGAGCGCGCGCCGCGCATGGGAGCCGATGCGGTCCTGGTTTATGACGACAAATGGCTCACCGAGCAGCCGTTATGGCAAGATCCGCGATTTCAGTACCTTTTGCACCATCGCGGCGCAGGCAATCCGAACGGCGGGCGCGGGCTTGGCTGGTTCTCCTGGAAGCCATACGTCATCGCCGACGCGCTGTCCCGCTGCAACGATGGCGATGTGGTGCTGTACATCGACGCGGACACCCACCCGATAGCTGACTTCGGCATGTTGTTTGATATCTGCCAACGCGACGGCGGTCAGATGGCGTTCATGGCCACCGGGACTACTGAGCCGCTACGAAATGGCGACTGGAATAAGCGCGATTGCATGATTCAGATGGGAATGGATGAGCAGCGATGGCTCGACGCAGGGACGGCGGTGGCGCGGTTCATGCTGTTTCAAAAAGGCGCGCCCGGTATCGCCGAATTCCTCGCCGAATGGCAGGAATGGTGCCTGGACCCGATATGCCAGACCTTCGAGCCTTCTGTGCTGGCTCCTGAGCATCCCGGCTTCCGCGAACACCGCACCGAACAGGCCATCTACACGAATCTGGTCCACCGCAAGGGCCTGAAGCTCTACCGGGAAGCCTGCGAGTTCGGCGCGAAATGCCCGCAGGACTGGGACCTGTACCCACAACTTTTCTCGCAAGTCTACGAGGGCGGCATGAAGTCGCTCAATGGGAGCCGATACCGGAATGTATAGCCAACACGGGGAGGATGATCTGATTGCCTCGCTGGTCCCGGCGTCCGGTCGTTTTTTGGACATCGGCGCGTTCCACCCCAAGCAACTGAGCAACACGCGGCTCCTGTACGAGCGCGGCTGGTCCGGCGTGATGATCGAGCCGTCTCCCGGCCCCATGCGTCGCCTGATCGACTCCTACGGTTACGACGAGCGGATAACTCTGGTGCAAGTTCTCGTTGGCCCGTCTCGCGGGTTGAAGCGCGTAGAGGTTACGGATGGACCAGTATCAACCGAGAACGCCGCCGTGAGGCGTTTGTGGGCAAATGACGGGGCATATGAGGGCGTTGTCTATATCCCGATGGTGACTCTTGAAGACATTCTCAGCCAGTTCGGCGCATTCGCCTTCGTGAACATCGACGCCGAGGGCGGAAGTGTGGACCTGTTCGACCGGCTGATGGCTACGCCGATGAAACCAGCCTGTGTGTGCGTCGAGCATGACGGCGAGCAATCAACGGTTCAGCGCATCGCGCGGAACGCCGGCTACCGGGTTGAACTCACGAACGAAACGAATATGGTGGTTTGCCGGTGAACCTCGTCGCAATCATGCCCGCCCGTAATGAGGGGTGGGTGCTTGGCCTGTCCGCTCGCGCCGTGCTGATGTGGTGCGATTCGCTGGTTATTCTTGACCACGCCAGCACCGACGACACCGCCGACATCATCGCCCAGGTATCCGAAGAACACCCCGGCCGCGTGTTCGAGATGCGCGAATCGCAAACGGAATGGCGCGAGATGCACCACCGGCAGGAGTTACTGGAGTGCGCGCGTGTGATCGGGGCCACCCATGTTGCTCCGGTAGACGCAGACGAGGTTCTCAGCGCCAATCTGATAGACGGGATTCGCGGACGTATTGAGGCGCTTGCGCCGGGTACGTTTTGCGGCATTCCCATGAAGAATTTGCACCGCTCGATTAACCAATACAGAGCGGATAATAGCCCGTTCGGCTCGCAGGCAGGAACCATGCTTGCGTTTGCCGACGCGCCGCACCTGGGATGGAAGCCGCGAAACGGTTACGACCACCACCAACGCTCACCGCATGGCTCCCGCATGGGACAGATGATCCGGTGCGAGGGCGGGCTTCTCCATCTCCAGTTTGCTTCCTGGCGGCGGCTGCTGGCAAAGCACGCAGCATACAAGGTCATGGAACGGTGCAAGTACCCGACGAAGGCGGTACACCAGATCGAGCAAACGTACAGCCTCGCTCCCAACGAAAAAGGGCTTCAGCTTGCCGACGTTCCCGCCGCATGGGTTGATCAGTACGAACACCTGATGCGGTATCTCGATCTGGACCGCGAACCGTGGCACGCCGCCGAAGTCGCGCGGCTGGTGGCGGAACACGGCGCCCATCACTTCACCGGCCTGAACCTATACGGAGTGGTTTAAGGACCGACCCAAATAACCCGCTCACCCGGCTCCATTCGGGTCGAGTATCTTGTGTCATCGAATTTATGTTCGATGACTTTTGTTATCGGACTGGCTCCGTCGTCTCGCTCGTCTCCCCACACCTCCAGTTCTCTTTGTTCTGGTGTCAAGGCAAGCAATTTTTCAATCAACTCGTTGGCCGTCATATCCAAAGCGTAGCGTAAAAATGAGCGAACGTCTAAAACTTACCGTCACTTCTCCGGTTCAGACCTTCACGGAGCCGCTATCCGTTGCGGAAGTTAAAGAATTCCTTGAGATTCCTGACGCCGACACCACGCGCGATTCAATGCTCTCTGCGATGATTGAGGCCGCGCGCGAGGTAGCTGAATTAGAACAGGGGCGCGATCTCGTGGCGAAACAGTGGGATCTAGCGCTGGACCACATGCCCGACGAAATATACCTGCGTGAAAACGCGACGAGCGTGGATCTTTTCACGTACCGGGACTCCTCCGGGACTGTCACGACGATGGTCGAAGACACCGACTTCATCTTCGACACCTCCGAATTTGAGATTGTCCCGCCCTACGGCCAGATCTTTCCCACGTTCACGCCTTGGCCAGCGGCGGCGGTGCTGGTTCGCTACACCGTCACTCCGCCGGCTATCGACAAGCAAGTTTTGCTGGGTATGCGGTTCCTCATTTCCCAGTGGTACACCAACCGCATCCCGGCTGAGTTGGGAGCGTCGGCGGTGCAGCAATACCCGTATGCTCTGGCGCTGCTTCGGCATGGCCGCGTGGAGCGTGCCTGATGTACGGACGCCAAAAGCACAAAGGAAACCCCGGCCGCTTCCGCACGCTGCTGACCTTGCGGGCGTCTTCCGAGGCGCAGGCGACAAGCGGAGACGTGCAGCCAGATTGGACCGGCGCGGCACTCACCGTGCGCGGCTGCTGGGTGGACTCGACGCAGCGTATGCGGATGATCGAGGGCGGCAAGTTCTCCGAGGCTTCCGGCATTTGGGAAATTCCGTGGGTGCCTGATCTGACGGACAAGTACCGGGTGGAGTACGGGAGCCGCTATTACCGAATTGTGGGCGTCGGCAACCCGGATGAGCGCAACCGGGAGCTGCATCTGTACGTGATAGAAGATGAGGGCGCTAAGGGGGTGAGTGGGTGAGGATTCAAGAGGCGTTAGTCCGTCAACTCCAGCAAACCACCACGGCAACCTACGCCATCGTCGGCACCAAAATCTACTGGGGCATTTCCGGCCGTGATCCGACGCCGCCGTATGTGCGGTTGCGTAAAGCTGGTCATTCTGCCATTGCATCCGGTCTTACCGGTCTACGGCTACCGGCGAGGGCAACAATCGAGGTGATTTCCTTCGGTAAATCTCAGGAGGCGGCAGCAGACCTTGCCGACGCGGTGGCATCCGACCTGATCGGGTATTGCGCCGATATGCCGAACACCTCGCCGCCGACATCCGGCGCGGTTCGCGTCTCCGGTATCGAACCCGGCGATGAATCGGACCTCATGAGCGAAGAGGCTCTCGAAAAGAACCTATTCGCAGAGTCCCGCGAATACTTCGTGGACTACCGCTAACTATTGGCGCGCGCGGGCGCGCTTGACGACCAAACCACTAAACACTGCCGACAGGCAGGAGGTAACCCATGGCTTTCAATCCCTCGTCTGCGGCGGGTACGCAACTCCTCTACTCGACGTCTTCGCCGCTCTCCTACACGCTGCTCGAAGGCGTCCAGGGCATCACGCACAGCGGCGCGCAAAAGAATGACATCGAGTACACCGCGATCAGCGACACATCGAAAAAGTTCATCCCCGATCTTCCCGACCTAGGAGAACTGCAATTCGATCTTGCCTATGATCCGTCGAACGCTGGACACGCGGCATTGTACGCGAATTTCCTGCTGAACGACGGTACGGTGTTCTATCTGAAAAAGCTGCTGGACGACACCGGGGCCGCGTACACCGAGTACGTCGGCTACGTGAAGCAATTCAACACCAGCAGCCAGAAAGGCACCTTCAACAGCGCATCGGTTTCCTTCAAGATCACCGGCACGCCCAACCTCGTCCCGTAACACCCCAAGGGGGCCGCAAGGCCCCCAACCAATCCCATGAATCCCCTTTCCAATCAAGTCGATATCCCGTTCCGCCATGGCTCCGTGCGATGCACGATGAACCTCGCCGGTATCATCCGCGCCGAAACTGACCTTAACATCGCCATCATTTCACCGTCGAAGATTCCGTTCGGCGAACGCCCAGTGATGGTCCAGATGAACGCCTACCTGTACGCCTTGCTGTCGTCGGTGGACGGGCTGAATCCGAGCATCGAGGAAGCCACCGCCGCGCTCGTAGGCAAGAAGGCAGCTTTCATCACCGAGCAAATCGGGAAGGTGATGCCGGCACTCACGGTGCAACTCGAAGAGTACAGCAAGCAGTTCAAAAAGCCCGACGAAGCGAGCGGTACCGACCCTTTAGCGGAGTAGCGTGGTGGACCCGCCAGTGGTCCTTCGCCGTGGTCTTTATCGGCATTTCATCCGCTGAGTTTTGGGCGCTTACGCCCGGGCAAATGATCGACCTGATGATTATGCACGACGTGAAGCGGAGGATGCAGCCGAATGGCTTCTAAGTGGGCCGTCAAGTTCGATGCCGCTAAACTCCGCGAGGCGAAAGCCGCGTTCAAAAGCATCGCGCAATCCATGGACCCTGGCGGTGCGGATGTTGCGGCGCTTTGGAAGATCGCCCAGAACGAGGTACAGGACGGCTTCCGTAAGGCCGCGCAACTTGTCCGCGATAAGACACGCAGTAACGCCGCATTACAGGGCGCGCCGAAGCGGCTGTACACGGGCTCTCGACCAGCCATCTTCTCATTCGCCGACTTCAACGCCAGCGCCGACCCAAAGCGCAAACGCTCCGCTCTGGTCGGTATGCGAACCGGGCTCTCTGTCCGCAACGACGAGCCGAACCTCTACATCCGGTGGGGCAATGGGGCCAAGCGCCGCAAGAGCGGAACAACAGCCACGCGCGGCCTGTCTATGTCCATCGCCGCTCTCTTTGAGCGCGGCACCGCCGACCGGCGCATTAAGCCCGGTCGATTCTTCCGCTCCGCCGTCTTTGGCACCCGCGCCACGGTCTATCAAATGCTCACCCGCGCATACACCCGCGCCATCGCAACCCTCAACCGGAACCAATAAATGTCATCTCTCGTAATCCGCATCACCGGCGACCCGACATCGTTCCAAAACGCGATGGACGGCGTTGGGCGTTCGCTCGACGGTGCCGCGCGCAAAGCAGAAGCGGTATCTGCGAAGCTGTCGTCTCTCGGCAACTCGCTCTCTATTGGCATCACGCTTCCGGCCATCGCCGCTGGCACCGCGCTGGTGAAGACCGCCGCCGATATGGAAGCGCTGCGCATGGGGCTTACCGCCGTCACCGGCTCGAGCGCTGAAACCGAGAAGCAACTGGTTCGGCTGAAGGAAGTGGCCAAGCTGCCCGGCTTGGGCTTTGTCGAGGCTATCCAGGGATCGGTGCGTCTGCAATCCGCTGGACTCTCCGCACAACTTGCGGAGCGCTCGTTGAAGGCGTTCGGTAACGCCCTGGCCACGGTCGGAAAGGGTAAGGCCGAACTCGATGGCGTGACGCTGGCGCTGTCGCAGATCATCAGCAAGGGAAAGATCAGCGCGGAGGAAATCAACCAGCTTGCCGAGCGGGTGCCGCAGATCCGCGTGGCCATGAAGGCTGCGTTTGGAACGGCAGACACCGAGGTATTGCAAAAGGCTGGCATCGGCGCTGAAGAGTTCGTTACTCGCGTTGTCGCGCAACTCGAAAAACTGAAGCCGGTTACGGGCGGAACGAAGAACAGCTTTGAGAATTTAGCTGATGCGTTTCAGGCCGCAGGCGACCGCATCGGTCAGAAACTTCTGCCTGCCGTCAATGAGGCGATACCGAAAGTAGAATCGCTCGTCAACTTCGCCGTTGAGGCCGTCGAGGCGTTCAGCAACCTACCCGAGCCGATCAAAGATACCGCCATTGCCTTTGGCGTTCTGGCTGTGTCTGCTGGCCCCATCGCCACGCTTGCCGGAAACATCGGCAAACTGACCACGGGCGCGCTCGCACTTGGTAAAGCACTCGGAGGCATCCCCACCGCGATCACCGTAGGCGTAACGATGCTAGTTACGTCCGTCATCCGCGATCTTCCCGATATCAAAAAGGAACTCAACCCGGATAACTACGGTAAACCGGGGAGCAACTTCACTGATGCATTTCGGCAGGCTCTGACGGGCAAGTCGCGCGAGATGGAGGAATCTCTAGCCGCAATCAACAGCACCATCGGCGGGCTTGCGAATGCTCCGTCTACGTTCCAGATCCTCAACGACAAAACCAACACTCTCCGGTCTTCAATCCTAGACCTTTCTGGCGGGTTTAAGAAGCTGGGCGAGGAAAGCCAAAAAACCTCCAACATCCTCAAGGCCAATAGCGTTGCAGACCTGATCTACATTGAATCTCTCCAGCGCATGAAATCTGCCGTCGAAAAGGCGAAAGACATCATGTACGAGTGGTCCATCCAAGGGACAGCACTTGGAAAGCAGATGGACACATGGAAGGCCCCTGTTTCCGCAATGTCTTTGGAATTTGAGTCAATGTCTGGGGCCATCTGGACTGCCACCGAGAACATGAAGATGCTCTCGAATCTCCGCCCTCCGCAAATTGAGATCAACAAGCAGGGATTAGAAAACCAGAGCCGTGTTGGCATCACCGGCATGAATAATGCCGCGAAAACGCTTGGGTTTGAGACTGACCAGGAACGCTACAACCGGCTACAAAATCTTTCCAAAGCGCTGGATGAAATTCGCGCCGCATATGATCGCGGGCAGGCCAGCGGAACGGATCTCGCCAAGGCGCAAGAGGCGTACAACAAAGCGGCACGCGAGGGAACACCGGCAACGAAAACGCAGCGCGAGGCGCTGAAGCAGGTGTCTACAATCGTCACCGACCTGTCGCGCGGCATCGCTGACGTGATCTTCCAAGGCGGAAAATTCGGTGACATGATGGCCAAGGTGGCCAAACAGGCCGCGCAAGCAATCACGCGCGAACTGATCGAGGGCGCGCTCTCCAAGCTGTCCAAGAAGATGCTCGACGTGGGCGGTATTTTCGGCAAGGTGTTCGGCGGCGGCACTGGTCCGGCTATGTCCGCTGTTCCAGGAGTGACTGCCGTTGGACTTGAAAATGGCGGACTAGGTAGCCTGCCGGGACTCGGCGGTTCTGCCGGTGGATCGACATCAGCCGCTGGTGCTGCCGCCTCATCCGTCGCTGGAATCGTCGGCGCTGTCGGCTCCGTGGTGTCTGCCGTGTCGGGCGTCATCGGAAACTTCCAGATGATGGGCATGAATAAGTCTCTCGACCTAATCGAGAAGGAAGTGCGATACAGCCAGATCCACCTCCTATACATCCTTGAAAAAGCCAACGAGTACTGGCCGTACATGAAGACCTGCTGGGAGTCGCTGATCCGCATGGAGCAGCGGCAAATGGCTGTCGGCGGTGGCGGCGTGACCAATAACTTCGCTGGCGCGTATTTCCTCACAGACTCGGCGTTTGAGGACTTCATGCAGCAGCAGGCTCGCTGGCTGAAAGCACAGGGCTTTTAATGGGGGTTTCCGTACTCATCGCCTCGATCACGAGGAACGATAAAACCGCGCTCAACGGGGTGTCGATCACCAAGGCGCTGAACGCCATCCCCACGGCGACCATCCGCACGATTGACCCTGCTGGCTCGTTTGTTCCGCTCGTCGGCAATCAGGCAGAGATTCAGGACGACCTGAACGGGCCGACCGTATCTTTGTTCGGCGGCTCTATTTCCGAAGTCGAGCGAATCCGCCGTAACAGCAATATCGCTGTCCTCGAAACGAACTGCTCCTGCGTTGGCTACGCCGACAGGCTTGAACGCCGTCTGGCTGGCTACTACGAGTGGAACGGGCAGACCGGCGGGCAGATTCTCCGCGACATGATCGCTAATTCGATCAGCGGCGATATCAACGATGCATCGCCGTCGCAGATCGCCAATGGTCCGGTAATCGACTCGCTAGTGGTGGACTACGCCACCTGCCGGGAGCTTGCGGACGAGGTGCGGAACCTGACGCAGTATGAATATTATGTGCTGCCGGATGGCACGCTCTCGTATTTTTCGCCGCAATCCAACGCTTGCCCGATGTCGATTACGACCGGGGCGAACGTCACAAAACTGACCACGCGCGAGACGCGCGAAGATCTTTGTAACCGCGTCACAATTAAGGTATCGAACGCGCTGCGCGACCCGGCAACCGAGACACTCACGGGTGACGGCGTAACGCAATCCTTCAACGTTACCTATCCGGTAGCGCGGGAACCACAAATCTTCATTGGTTCTCCGGCCGTCGCGCAAACAGTAGGAATCATTGGCGTAGATACCGGCAAAGATTGGTACTGGCAAGCCGGATCAACCGAGATCCGGCAAGACGATGGCGCTACCCCGATCAGCGGAGGCGTTTCTATCGACGTGGTGTACGTGGGCACCGAGTCCATTATCGTCTCCGCTGTCAATATGGGCAGCGTGACCGAGCGCGCAAGCGTGGAAGCAAATAGCGGAATCTACCACAAGCTACTTACGCTAGATCAGCAACTCACGCGTGCCAACGCCCAGGCTATCGCCGACGCCTACGTTGACCGTTTTTCGTCGCTCTCTACAGTGCTGGTGTTTGAAACGGATTCGCAGCACGAACCGGAGATTATCAATGTCGAGCCGGGGCAAGTGATGACCGTATCGCTAACCGGCTGGAACGCGGCCGGGACATACCTAATCCGCTCAATCACCCTGCAACTCCGCAAGAACGACCAGAACGCCGACCGCTGGTTCGCCCGCGTCGAAGCCGTCAGTGGTCCGGTGCTGCGGAATTACATCGACCTGTTCCGCGATGTTAGCGGGGGCGGTAGTGTATCAGGTTCAGCGGCCATACCGTCCGCCACGGGTGGCGCTGGAACGTATGTGTATGAGCCAGCCAAGCTGACCGGCAACACTACGATAACGGCACCCATCCCGGCGACGAGCGGGGCGACGATGGTGGTGTTTATCAAGCAGGGCGCTGGATCGTACAGCATCAGTTTCAACGCCGAGCAGTTCGCCCAGATCGTCAACACCAACATCCCAGCCGTAGAGAACACCGAAATCGCTTTCCCATTCGTCGGCCGCTCTGATGGACTCTGGTGGCCAATGTCGTTCGCACGAGAGATGTCCTAATGCTTAAAACCCTCATTCTTTGCGCGCTGCTGCCCGTGGTGGCGTTTTCGCAAGCACAGACGCCTCTTACCATCACGCAGAGCGCCGGAAGCGCTACGGGCGAAATCCGTATGCAGGAGCGGCGCACGAACGGCCAGAACTACGTCGGCATCAAGGCCCCGCAGTCTGTGGCGACCAACACCGTCTGGACCCTCCCCGGCGCCGACGGCACGAGCGGCCAATGCCTGCAAACCGACGGCGCGGGCCAATGGCAGTGGGCCGCGTGCAACTCCAGCGCAGTGGACCTCATCACGACCGATTACGACTGGTCACAGACTCCAGGCGGCACGCTCACCGCCGCCACGCCCGCTACCGTCACTCTCACGCCCTGCCCGTCAGGTATTGCGCCGTACACGGCACACCACAGCGCCCGCATCAGTGGCGGCACCGGCACGGCCGAGACCGTGCTTATCACTGGCGTTACCGGCAGTGGCGCGACCTGTGATATCGACTTCACGCCCGCGAACAATCACACGGGAGCATGGACTATTGCCAGCGCATCCGATGGCATCCAGGAGGCGGTCAACCTTGCGATCTCTGCGCCAGGTCATCGCGTGTTTATCCCCCAGGGCGTTTCGACCGTTGACCCAGTGGCACCGGGCGAAGAGTCCACTATCTACGTGCAGGGCGCTATCACAATCACCGGAGCAAATCAAAGCATCAACGGTGGCTCTGAGATCGCGCTTACGCATGATGGGCAGTGGGCAATGGTCGTAACTACGGGCGCGACGAACTGGCCAGTACATTTTGAAAAGTTCTCAATTCAGGGGACGGGGCTTACGACTGGCGGCGGTATCAAGGTTTCCGCAACCGTCACCCACAACTGCCACACCAAAATTAAGGACATGCAGTTTTATACCCTTCCCGTGGGCGCGTGGTTTCAAAAGGCTTGCGGACAAGAGATTAGCGGCAATCTGTTTTACGGGTTTACCGATGCGGGTCTTCGGATTGAAAACACCTACGATACGGACGCTGGGGATCAAACCGTGATCGGAAACAATTTCCAGATCATTGGCGCTTCCACTGCAATCGCAATCGATTGGCTTTCGGCGGGCGGGGCAAAGATTATCGGCAACAAATTCAACCTCCAGGGCGCGGCGATCAACGCAACGCTCGGCGGCGCAACGATCATTACAACGATCAGCGGAAACAGCTTCGACAACCAGAAACTCTACTCGGTAAAGCTGCGCGGCACGTCCGGTTTCCTGGGCGCGGCAATAGTCGGAAACGTAGTTACCGGCGCAGGGGACGCATCATACATCGCCTTCGACATCGCGGACAACACCACCGATGACATCTCAAACGTCATCGTTGCCGACAACTCTATGCAGGCGGCTGGAACGGCAATCAAGATCGGCGACGCGGCCAACGCCTCGGTAAGCGGTAACGTCATGGGCAGCTTCACCACCGGCATCCAAGTAAAAGCCGCGGCTACTGGCTTTTCGCATGGCAAAAATACCTGCTACAGCGTCACCACCTGCCACGACATCAGCGCTTCCGCTGGCGTACGGCCAACGTCGCCGATCTTTGCAAGCGGCTACGGCGGCTATGCTTCCAGCACGTCGAATATCAAAGCAATCGCCGAGTTTGCCGCGCCGACTTCGGGCGAGGTCAACAATGGAATCTTACTCCAGACCAACACCACCGGGTCTGCCTCTCAGCGCGGATTCTGGTGGGACTCTGCGGCCAACTTCTACATCTCGCGCTTTCCATCCGACCGTGCGGCGGGGCAAGCTGACGACCTCAAATTGGAAGCCGATGGTGATGCGCGGTTTTACTACAACGTGGGCATCGGTCGCTCTCCGACATCCGGCGTGGCGCTAGACGCGCAGGGCGTTGTCCGGTCAACGGATGGGACGACGATCACGCAGATGTACTCCGACGCGGGCTCGGCTTACATCGGAACGGAAACCAATCACCCCGTCAGGATCATGCAGGATAACACCGAGCGTTTGCGTGTGACGAATACGCAATTGCTGCCCGGTCTGGTGACGGATGTTATCTCATCCGGTGACTCAACGCTTCGCTGGCTGGGCACCTACAGCAAGATCTTCGACAGCGTAGCAGTTGGCGGCACGGGGGACTACATGCAGACCCGCAAGCTACAATTGTTCGATAATACCGGCTCCTCGACTGGCGCCTCATATTGGGATTTGAATGTGGTGATGTCCGGCGTTGGCGCTGGGCAAAACAGCTATTTTTACCTGCGTGACAACGGCGGCAACACGGTCTGGCGGGCGGACAAGATCGCATCCGGCGCGGCAGTGGCGACGACGACGATTTACACCGACCTCCTGCCCGATAGCACCGCCAACGTCCGAGACCTTGGAAAGACCACGCAACGGTGGGATGAGATCAACGGCGCTTCCATGGATCTTAGCGGCGCGGCGAATATCACTGGGAACCTGTCGGCGGCGGTCATTAACGCAACTGGATCGCCTGCTTATCGCGTGGCTGGAACGACCGTCATCGACGCATCGCGCAACCTTTCAAACATTGGCACGGGCGGCTTCTCTGGCCTTATCACGGCATCAGCTGGAGTGGCATTTGGAGCGTCGTCTACGTTCTCAGCCGATGCAACCCACGACTTCGGCACCTCATCGAACAAACTTCGCCGACTGTACGCAACCGGCTGGACAATCTACGGATCAGCATTTGCTTCGTCTGGTTCTTCAATCACCATTCAGAGTGGCGCAACATTTACCGATGGGCGCACGTGCTCGTCTGGTGACGTTTGGACGGCTGACGGTTCCGGCAACCTTGCGTGCGCCGCTCCCGCTGCGTCATCGCTTCCAGTGGCCGACACGACAAACGTTGTCAAAGGCTCTGCCGACGCTACCAAGCTACTACGGTTTGAGGTGGACGGGTTCACGACTGCCACCACTCGCACGCTGACCCCGCAAAACGCATCTTATACGCTTGCCGGAACGGACATTGCGCAGACATTCACGCAAACGCAAACATTCAACGGCTCCGCGCTTGTGCTGAATAGCACTATCACCGGCGACCTCATTCCGACCACATCAGCGGTGTATGTGATCGGCTCGTCCTCTTTCCTTTGGAACAACATCCACGCGGACACTGTGACCGTATACACAAACCTGATCCCCGACGCCAGCGCATCGGCCAATCTAGGCGGCAGCACGAAGCGATGGACGAAAACCTGGACGGCCGATCTGGATATCACGGGAACAATCACCCCGCCAAGTGGCACCGCATTTAGCGGAACAAAAACCGTGCGGGCTTCTGGCGGCGCTAGTGATTGCACGCTTGTATATTCTGGCGGTCTACTGACGACCGGCGGCACCTGCTAAGTTCCCGCGCTGCCCTCTCCCGGCGCGGCGTTTCCGCGAGTGTACGAAAACACTCGCTCAAGACTTTATGCGTACCACCCTACTCATCCTGGCAATGGGCATTGCCGGTGCGGCTGAACAGCCGAAGACCCCGCCCGCTTTGAAAACCGCCGAACGAATGGCGCTGACAGACCTGTATGCCAAGCGAGCGGAAATCGACAAACAGATAGACCAGATCCTCACCGAGGCCTGCGCCGATCGCGGCATCTCTAAGGATCGCTGCCGACTCCAGCCTGACGGCACGTTTATTGCCCTGCCGGAGCCGCCCAAAGAGGCGAAAAAATGAGGCTCCTACGGCTCGTACCCGCTCTCGTTTTGGCTGTCGCTGCGCTGCGGGTGAGTCACGGCGCACAGGTTCTCCCTGTCAAAGCCGAGTCCATTTGCGGCATCGACCGCAAGCAGCACGCACCGAACATCGACCTTCTCCAGGTCGCGTGCGTGGACTATGACGCACTCCGCGCGGCCAGCCCGCAGTACCCTTGGCCGCAGGGCAAGGTGACGCAGGTGCTGCTCCACGTCCGCGAAGGTGACGCCGTGCGCGTGACCGTGGATGGCGTGGCGAAGTTCGCCGACATCTCCACTGATGCCTGGGGCCGTCGCGTGGCCATGGTGGTCTTCGACGGCGTGGAGCATACAGCAGTGGCTGTTCGGGTGTATCGGGCGGTGGAGCCGTGAGGCTCTGCACCGCCGCAGTTGACGCCCGCGTAGATGGTCGGCGCGTCGGCGGGCCGTGGGCGATCCCGTTAGATAGGGACGCGCTGAAGGAAATCAAGGCGCTCGAACAGGAGTTCGGGCGCGTGACGTTTGAGAAAGAGGAGCCAGTACATGAAAAGCATCGGTAACGACTGCTACCTCGACAGCAGCGGGCAACTGTACATCACGCAGCCAGGTGTGCGTGATCCATTCGACCCGCCCGGTTACGAGCCACCGCCCGTTATTTCCGCCACCGGCTATACCTACGACGAAGTGCCCACCTACGGCTGGCCGTTGGGCATCATCTACCGCAATAACCCGCTCCAGTTCGCCACCGAGTACACGGCGCAACGGATGCTGGCCGAGTGCAGCAAGGCGTTCAGTGGGTATCGGTTCACGGTGACGCTGGACGAGGTGAAGGTGGGGCCGTTCACGCGCGCCGCTATCCGCAAGATCACCGCGCGGGACGACGGTGGACCTGTCGCCGTGATGAATGCCGGGGAGATGGCGAGTCAAGTGGCGCGCGCACCGCAGAGCTGGCAAGCGCAGATCGCGCGGACGATCCGGGATGGGGCGAAGGAACGGGAGAGCTGGCTATGAACTGGAAAGGCGTATTCCGCACGCTTTGGAAGGTGGCGAAGCCATTGGTTCCCGCCGCTATTCAACTCGTGACCGCGCAGGCCGGAATCCCAATGGTCGGCACTTGGCTAAACGCCGCGCTGTTCGCACAAGACCGCGCCGACAATGGACCGGAACGCTTCAACGTGGCCCTCTCCGCTCTCTCCGTGGCTGCTCCTCTTGTCATCGACCAGCTTGAACGTCAACTCGGGGTTGACATTTCCGAGGAAGCCGCAACCGCCTATACACGCGCCCAACTCCAGGCGCACGTCGATTTACTCAATGCTTGCGGCTTACTGCCGCGCAAGGGGGCCTGATGTTCTCTGTTGTGCAACCGCCAGTTAGGACCGTTACGCCATTCGGGGCGGCTGCTGCCGTCGCCGCTGGCGTCTGGGGAGGATTTCACCCGTTGATTCAGACTCTCGTAGTCCTCATTCTCCTCGACTTCTCCTCTGGCCTGCTATACGCCTGGGGTACCGGCACAGTGTCATCTGACGCCAGCTACCGAGGAATGGGCAAAAAGGCCATGATGCTCCTGCTGGTCGGGGCCGCGCATACCTACAACGCCACGCAGCCGCTTGGGTTCGATGCGGGCGCGGCGGTGGCAGGGTTTTTCTGCGCAACCGAGCTTATCAGCATCGTCGAAAACGCCGGGCGGCTTGGCGTGCCATTACCGAAGGTGCTCACCGGGGCTATCGCAAAGTTGAAGGCCCAAATGGAGGAATCGCCGAATGACAAAGCCTAGCGGCTGGTCGATAACGCGCGATTCCGATATGGTCGCCACGCTTCGCCTCGAAAAGTTCTCATCGGTGTCTGATGAGCGGTGGGTGCTGCTCCAATCGGACGAACACGCCGACAACGCACACAGCGATCTACCGCTGATTCAGCAGCACATGGAGGAAGCGGCCGAGCGCGGCGCGGCGGTGCTGAAATTCGGCGATACGTTTTGCGCTATGCAGGGCCGTTGGGACAAACGCGCGGACCCGCGCCAATTGCGCGAGGAGTTGCGCGGCGCGAACTACTTGGACGAACTTGTGAGGTTCCACGCCTCGCTATACTCGCCCTACGCCGCGAACATCGCCGCCGTCGGCTACGGGAACCACGAGACAAGCATACAGAGCCATCATCAGACGGACCTCGTGGAGCGACTGGTTGACCGTTTGCGGCAAGCCGGAAGCCCGGTCCAGAAGCTCGGCTATACCGGGTTTGTACGCATTAATTGCCAGTACGGGAACACCGTGCGGACGATCCTCCTCCACTACCACCACGGCAGCGGCGGTGGCGGCGAGGTGACGCGCGGCATGATCGACTGGAGCCGAACGCGCGGGATGTACATGGCCGATATTTACTATGCGGGCCATATCCACCGCCGCAACCAGGACGAGAACGTCATCACCACCGTGAGC